GCTAAAACTAGGAAATACAGAAAATGACATATTTGAAAATGAAAGGTACTGAACTTTGTAACCAGCTTGGTGCCAAAGTAAAAGCTGCTGTAAATGGTGTAGAAGATTTTAAACTTGGTGTAGGTACAGCTGGAGCAGCTGCTGTAGTAGTACTTGCTTTGCTTATAGTTATTTTTTAAGAGTATAGACATGCCTGTTAACAAAGAAAAGATGGAAGCCATGAAAAAACAATACGGTTCAGAAAAAGGTGAACGGGTATACTACGCTATGGAAAATAAAGAAAAAAAATCAAATGGTAGTTTAATGGTTCCTTCAGAAAGAGAGCAGTATGCATTAGGCAGTATAGTAAAAACTGCTATTAAAATTATAAAACCTTTAACTGCGGATCAGAAACAAGTAATGAAAAACTTGACTAGAAAGCAGCAGGGTTATGCTAAAGATATGGCAGGTGCTGTAGTAGTTTCAGGGGGAGTTGGTTATTCACTTAATTCAAAAGAAGGTAAGGATATAATTGCAAAAGCAGAAGCTGGTGAAGAGCCAGCAACTGTTGTTGAACTTAGCGAAAGAACAAATCCAGCGGATTACCCAACGTATAAAAAAGATACAGAGTCGGCTCAAGCTTTTAGACAAGCTTTTAAAGATGCAGTAGACAAAAATGCAGATGTATTTATGTTTGAAGGAAGGGCTTACAATACTGATATGAAAGAAAAGAAGTACGGTGGTGGTAAGATGAAAAAGTACAACGAAGGTAGCATGGCTATGCCCCCTGAAATGGCAGACATGGAAGCAGAACCTGTTGATACTTACCCCAACATCCCGCCCGAAGAAATGGATGAGGCGATGGCATCACAGCTTCCAGATGAAGAAATGATGCAAGAATATATAGATTTCGTAGTTGATGAATCATTAGAAGATGAGGAAAAAGACTACCTAATGAATGCTTTGAGTCAAGACCCGCAACTGAGTCAAATCTTTGACAAGGTTGTAGAGACTGCCTCAGAGTTTTCCGGGTCAGGCATGGTTGATGGCCCGGGAAGTGGTGTGTCAGATTCAATTCCCGCTAGATTGTCTGCGGGTGAGTTTGTGATCACCAAAAAAGCCACCGATCAGATTGGCCCCGAAAATCTCCAGAAAATGATGGATGATGCTGAACGGGCTTATGATGGTGGATTAATGTCTAGGCAACCCTCTGATACAACATCTTACGATACACTTTCTGATGAGGAAATCAGAAAACAAATGTTAGATGCAAACAGAATGCCTAGTGTTCGTTAACACGGCTACCTTGGAGTAACAAGCCCCGTACTTGTCTGACGAGACTAAATTGGTATGGCTACCTTGTGGACAACAAGCCCCGTTTGGAGACTATTATGACTGAAGCAGTTATGGATAACGATGAAGTACAAGCTAATCCTTACAACATGGATAAGGAATGGCACAAAGGAACAGATAAAGAGTTCGTGAGTGCCGACACTTTGTTTACCCCGAAAAGACCAGAGGCCACCTCCAGCGAAGAAGCTGAAGCCCCGAAGGAAAAAGGTAAAACAAATTACAAGAAAAGGTATGATGATCTAAAGAAACATTATGACAAACGTGTTTCAGAGTTCAAGCAGAAAGAGGAACAGCTTCTTGCTCAAGCAAGGGCAGCAGCCCCCGAGTATAAAGCACCTAAGTCTATTGAAGAACTGGAACAGTTTAAGGAAAAGTATCCCGACTTGTATGAAACTGTAGAAACTGTAGCGCACATGCGTAGCGAACAGCAGATTGCAGATATTCGTCAGGAATTGGTTAGCATTAAACAACGCGAAGCAGATATTTCTCGGAAAGAAGCTGAAGCGGAGTTAATGTCACGCCACCCGGACTTTGACCAGATTCGTGGAGATGATAGTTTCCACACATGGGCCAAAGAACAGCCTGAAGAAATACAAGATTGGATTTACAACAATCCTAATAATGCGTCTTTAGCTGCTCGTGCAATTGACTTGTATAAGCTTGAAAACGGTATCCCTCAGTCTAAAACTTCTAAACAGTCTAGACCTGCAACCTCTAGTGCAGCGGATATGGTCTCTACTAAGACCAAAACTGTTGATGCTAAAGAAGCAAAGGTTTGGACAGAACGGGAGATTGCCCGTATGTCTGTAGATCAGTTTGATAAATATGAAGATGAAATTAATCAAGCTATCTCTGAAGGCAGGGTAATCAAAGGATAATTTTGTCTAATATTGAGGTAATACATCATGGCTTATAATCAGGCCGATCAGTATTTTGAACCAGCAACAGATACTGATGCTAACTTTGCGAACTCCGTAAGTGGTCAAACCAATTCATTCTTCCTACCTGCCGTTTACAGCAAGAAGGTACTTAACTTCTTCCGTAAGGCAGCGGTTGCTGAAGCAGTCACTAACACTGACTACGCTGGTGAGATTTCCGCTTATGGAGATTCTGTTAAAATCATCAAAGAGCCTACCATCACTGTTTATCAGTACGAGCGTGGTCAGGACGTAACTCAGACCAAGTTGACAGATCAGGAAATTACTCTGGTCGTTGACACTGCTAACGCTTTCAAGTTCATCGTAGATGATATTGAAGCTAACATGTCTCATGTAAACTGGCGTGAAGTTGCAGCTTCTTCTGCTGCTTATTCACTCCGCGATGCATTTGACGAAAATGTATTTAGCAAAATGGTCTCTGGTCTGTCAGCTTCAAGCCCCGATCACACTCTGGGTGCTGACTCTGCGACTGCTCTTGCTGCTGGTACTTATGATGGTGCTGGCGCGGTAGACCTTGGCGTTGCTAGTGAAACCGATCCTCTCGATCTTATGGCGCGTATGGCCCGTCTTCTTGACGAGCAGAGCGTACCTGAAGAAGGTCGTTGGTTCGTAGCTTCTCCTGACTTTTATGAAGAACTGTCACAGACAGATTCTAAACTGCTGTCAGTAGACTACAACGGTGGACAGGGTTCCATCAGGAATGGTCTAGTAGCTGAAGGTAAGCTGCGTGGCTTTAGCATGTACAAGACTAACAATATGCCTTCTCAGTCTAATGCCACTGGCGTTTGTCTGGCTGGTCATATTTCTTCTACTGCTACTGCACAGACTATCGTTAACACTGAAGTAATTCGCGATCCGTCATCTTTCGGTGACATCGTTCGTGGTCTTCATGTTCACGGTGTTAAAGTATTGCGTCCCGAAGCAATGGTCGGTGCGTACTACATTATTGACTAATAGTTGATAGGAAGGTGGGGGTAGGAAACTGCCCCCATTCTTTTATGAGAAAGAAAGGCATAAATTTAAAAGCTAGAAACAAGCACAGAGGTAGACCCCGCAAAAGTCAGGTGTCTAGAGAACAGTTTGAAAAAAACTGGGATCGTATCTTTAAAAAGGATAAATAATGGCAGCATCATTCTTAACTGTTACAAATGAACTGTTACGCGAACTGAATGAAGTTCCATTAACTTCTGCTAACTTTGCTTCAGCTACAGGCATACAGCAACACGCTAAAGACTGTATCAATAGAGGTTACTTAGACATAGCTAACTATGAACCTAAGTGGCCTTTTCTTGCTACTGGGGAAAGTGGTACAACAGACCCAATGTATGGCAACGTATATGTTGAAACTACTGCGGGTACACGTTGGTACGAACTTAAAGCTGCTAGTTCAGATGTAACAACTGACTATGGTGCAATTGATTGGGATACTTTCTATGTAACTACAATCGGAGTTACTGGTGAGACTGCCCCGTATGTTTCTAAGAATCTAAAATTTTTAACCACGGAAGAGTGGAAAGATTTTAGGCGTACCGCAGAAAATGCAGACGATGCGGATACGCAGACTTGGGGAGAACCCCGTTTTGTTATTCGTAGTCCAGACTCTCGTAAGTTTGGACTAAGCCCAATCCCTAAACAGACCTATCGTATTTGGTTCTATGCTTGGGATTTGCCAACAGAACTATCTGCATATTCAGACACAATAGTGTTCCCAGATTTATACAAGCCCGTCTTAATGGCTAGGGCAAGATATTACATTTGGCAGTTTAAAGATAACCCACAGGCTGCTGCATTT